CCATTGACCTCTACAAGGCAGATAGAAATATTGGCACAAAAGAAAAGGTCAATAATAGCAAAGAAGCTGCTAAAGCAGTCTCAACAAAAACTCAGAAGACTGTTCCAGACACTGAAAACAAAAACAGCGTAATTAGAGAGTCAGAAGTTCAAAGAATGTCAGCAGACGAATATGATGCTAATTCAGATACAATTATGGAAGCAATACGCTCTGGAAATTTTGTATATGATGTATCTGGTTCTGCTAGATAAAAGTGTTGACAAATAGTTATTTATGAATATAACTATATGTAACTAGGAGTGTGACCCCTTTTCTAGGACACTCACACTTACATTAAACTTGGAAGCCTACCTGATGGTATGAGCCTGTGTTTAAATAGCTACTAAACACACAACCTCAATATACTATTAGCCGATAACAAGAAATCTGTCGTATGTTTCGTACATACATTCGTTTATTTCAATGGAGATAAAAATGGCATTTAAAACTGCAGCAGGTTATGGTAATCTGCCTAATGGTAATTTCTCCCCAGTTATTTACTCTAAGCAGGTTCAGTTAGCCTTCAGAAAAACTTCCGTTGTTGAAAATATCACTAACTCCGATTACTTCGGAGAGATTGCCAACATGGGTGATTCTGTAAAAATCATTAAAGAGCCAGAAATCACTGTTAAGGAATATGCTAGAGGTGCAAACGTACAACCTCAAGACCTTGACGATGAGGACTTCACATTGACTATTGACAAAGCAAATTACTTTGCTTTTAAAATAGACGATATTGAAGAGGCTCACAGTCACGTAAACTTCTCTCAACTAGCAAGTGACAGAGCAGGTTACAGACTGAAAGACAACTATGACCAAGATGTTCTTGGTTATTTATCAGGATTTGCACAAGCATCTAACAATGCTGTAGCAAGTTCAGCTAACTCAACAGTTAACGGAACTAAGGCAGTATCAACTGCAGGTTCAGATGAATTGTTGACAAGCATGAAGCTAAAGAAGGGTGACTTCGGTAACATTACTACAGGTAGTGCAGGTGACCACTCTATCCCAATAGCTCCAAGACTAGGTGGTGCAACTGCACAAGCAACTGCTACTGCTACTCCTTTACAGGTTATAGCAAGAATGGGCAGATTGTTAGATACACAGTTTGTAGACACTGATGGTAGATGGCTTGTTCTACACCCAACATTTATTGAGGTTCTAAAGGATGAAGATTCACGTCTTCTAAATGGTGACTTCGGTGAATCAGGTGGATTGAGAACAGGTTTATCTGTTGGAAAGATACATGGCTTTGACGTGTATATGTCCAATAATTTACCTGCAGTGGGTACAGGTCCGGGTACATCTGGAACTGCTAACCAAAACTCAAACTATGGTGTTATCGTTGCAGGACATAGCACAGCAGTAGCGACTGCAGAGCAAATCAATAAGACAGAGACTTACAGAGACCCTGATTCTTTTGCTGATATTGTTCGTGGTATGCATATGTATGGTAGAAAGATTCTTCGACCTGAAGCAATCGTCACTGCCAAGTATAACGTAGGATAAGGGAGATATAAATGGCAACTTTTGATTTAACCTCAAAGGATACCACAGGTATCTTTTCTGACTCTATCGTAGCTATGCCATCAGCTAAGAATACTAATGTTATGAGAAATATTGAGGCTTACCTTGATATTGATGCATTAGTAGCAGCAGGTGGTAGCTTTTCAGACGGAGATGTCTTTCAGGTGTTAGAAATACCTGCAAATACTTTAGTCTTAAATGCAGGTGCAGAAGTGATGAAAGCATTTACTTCAAGCTGTACTCTTGACTTAGACTTTGCAGGTGGTGATGACATTATTGATGGTGCAAATATAACCTCTACAGGTTTTTGTGCAGCAGGAACTAATGGTCAGACTAACACTGTTGTAGGAAGTGCAGCTTCAACGTATACTCAATTTATCACCACTACTGATACTATTGATGCTACGATTGCAGGTGCTGCTCCAGCAACAGGCAGACTCAGAGTCTATGCTACTGTTATTGATTTAGCAGGTCATGGTTTAGATGATAAGCCTGATGAGGTCGATAGAGACCAATTAGCTTAAACTTTTTCTAGGGGAGCAGGGCAACTTGCTCCTCTACACTTATTAGGAATTATAAATGTCTGGAACTTTTCTCAATCTTACCAATAAAGTATTAGCAAGATTAAATGAAGTGCAATTAACGTCTTCATCTTTTGCAACTGCTAGAGGTATACAAGTTCAGGCAAAAAACGCAGTGAATGAAGCAGTTCGTTATATAAATCAAAGAGAATTTCAATATCCTTTTAATCACGCAACTAAAACTGAAACCTTAGTTCCGGGAACAGTAAGATATACAATACCTACTGATGCAAAAACAGTTGACTACAACACGTTTAGACTATCAAAAAATAGCACATTAGGTGCAACAGGTGGTAGACTAGCAATTATAAATTACAATGACTATATAAATAGCTATATAACACAAGAAGATGAAATAAATACTACTACATTAGATGGTTCATTAACAGATTCAGCTACCACAGTAACAGTAGCAAGTACAACAGGCTTTGATTCTTCAGGAACTATATTTATAGAAAATGAACAAATAACCTATACAGGAACAACATCTACAACTTTTACAGGTGCAACAAGAGGAGCTAATGGAACTACAGCTGCTTCTCATAATAGTGCAACACAAGTAGCACAGTTTGAACATGGTGGTGTTCCACAATATGTAGCAAGAACACCTGATAACAATTATTTATTATACCCTTTTCCAACAAAAACTTTTTCACTTAAGTTTGATTACTTTTCTTTTCCTTCAGATATGTCTGCGGCAACAGATACAACAACAATACCTGAAAGATTTGATGCTGTTATTACAGATGGTGCTACAGCTTTTGTATATCAATATAGAGGTGAGACTGCTCAGTATCAATTAAACTTTCAGAGATTTGAACAGGGTATAAAAAATATGCAGACATTACTAGTAAATAGATTTGAATATATTAGGTCTACATTTATACCTAAAACAGGATATACAAGCACAGCAGATTTAAGTATAAGGGTAAACTAAATGCCTGACGCTTCTCAAGTACAACCTGTAAATTTTCCTTTACAAGGTGGATTAGTTTTAAATAAATCTACGTTTGCTATGCAACCGGGTGAAGCGTTAGAACTAATTAACTTTGAGCCTGACATTGAAGGTGGCTATAGAAGAATAAATGGTTTTAGTAAGTATAATACCAACATAGTGCCTCAAACAAGTGCTTCTAGTGAAGAAGTTTTAATGTCAACATTTTTTAATGATAACATTATTGCTGCTAGAGGTGAAAAGATATTTAGGTCTACTAGTGGTTCAACAGCTTGGACAGAAATAGACACAGGTCGTACAAGTGCAGGTGTTTATACATTTGAAGAATTTAACTTTGATAACAACTTAAAGTTTATTGTAGCAGATGGAAACAATGCACCTACAGTATTTAATACTTCATTTGTAGCAACAGACGTAAGTGCTTCTGCAGTTGCAGGAGCTAAGTTTGTAGCTTCATTTAGAGACCACATGTTTTATGCAGGTATGTCTAGCACACCTCAAGAGCTTGTATTTAGTAAGCCATTTGATGAAGATGACTTTTCAAGTGGTGCAGGTTCAGGAACTATAGCAGTTGATGCTGCAATAACAGGCATTAAAGTTTTCCGAGATAACTTATTTATCTTTTGTGAAAATAGAATATTTAAGTTAGCAGGTTCTTCTGTTTCAAACTTTACAATAACAGATGTAACAAGAAACATTGGTTGTATAAATGGACAGACGATTCAGGAATTTTCAGGTGACTTGATATTCTTAGCACCTGATGGATTACGTACAGTTGCAGGTACTGCAAGAATTGGTGACGTTGAATTAGGAACAATTAGCACACCTATTCAGGCTGTGTTTAATGATAATATAGAAAACTCAGATGGGTTTAGGTCTGTTGTTATACCTAACAAAACACAGTATAGATTGTTCTTCTCAAAGTCAGGTGTAACAGAAGCAAATACAAACGGAGTTGTTTGTTCTCTTAGAGGTCAACAATTTGAGTTTGGTAAGTTACAAGGTATTAAACCTTCATCTACAGGAATACTTGTAACGACATCAGGAACAACAATCGTTCATGGTGGTACAGATGGATATGTTTACCAACAAGAAAGTGGTAATGATTTTGATGGAACTGCTGTAAATGCTAAGTACAGAAGTCCTGATTTAAGTTTTGGTGATGCAGGTATACGTAAACATTTACAACGTGTGCTTGTTAGTTATAAACCTGAAGCAGCAGTTAATGCTGATTTGTTTTTAAGATACGATTATGAAGACCCTGATTCACCAAGACCTGCTGCTTATTCATTATCTGCAGCAGATATTGTGGCAGTTTATGGTAGTGCTACATATGGTGTGGCAACGTATGGTGGACAGACAGAACCATTGCTTAGACAGTCAGTTGAAGGTTCAGGATTTACTGTTGCGTTAAGAGTTAATGATGATGGAACATCAGCACCTTATGCGTTGAGAGGTTTTGGGTTAGAATATCAAGTAGGAGCAAGAAGATAAATGGGAGCTACATACACTAGACAATCCACATTTACTGATGGAGACATAATAACTGCTGCTCATAGTAATGATGAGTTTAATCAGTTAGTTAACGCATTTGCTGCAAGTACAGGACACACACACGATGGTACTGCAGGAGAAGGTGGACCTATAACTAAATTACTTGGAACTGCAATCACAATAGGTGATGGCACTGCAGGTACAGACATAGCTGTAACATTTGATGGTGAGACAAATGATGGTGTTCTCACATGGAAAGAAGACGAGGATTATTTTGAATTTAGTGATGACATACTTATTGCTTCTACAGAGAAGCTACAGTTCAGAGATACAGCTATACACATCAGTTCAAGTACAGATGGACAATTAGATTTAGTAGCAGATGGTGCAGTTCTTGTAGATACTGCAGGTGATATAACTTTAGATGCAGATGGTGGAGATGTATTCTTTAA